GGACGATTTTAGTAAGATATTTGACGGTGTCACCATTAACCCAGATTCTAAGGCAGCAGGAAAGTGGGAAACGCAAGACACCAAGAATCCTAAATTAAGAGGCGAGTATTATGCTGCTGGAGTAGGAGGGGCATTAGCAGGCCGTGGTGCGGATTTATTTATCATTGATGACCCCCATTCAGAGCAAGACGCCATGAACCCCAAGTCCATGGACGATGTTTATGAGTGGTACACTTCTGGCCCACGCCAAAGGTTACAGCCAGGAGGAGCCATAGTCATAGTCATGACTCGGTGGAACGTCAATGATTTAACAGGTAGATTACTTAAAGACGCAGCACGTGATTCTAAAGCAGACCAGTGGGAATTAATCGAACTTCCCGCTATAATGCCCAGCGGTAAAGCCTTGTGGCCAGAATACTGGGAACTAGAAGAATTAGAAAGTGTAAGAGCGTCTTTACGTGGTGGTCCAAAGTGGCATGCCCAATACATGCAAAACCCCACCAGTGAAGAAGGGGCATTAATTAAGCGAGAGTGGTGGATGGAATGGCCAAATGAAAAGCCACCAAAGTGTGAATACACTATTCAAAGTTACGACACCGCATTTTTAAAGTCAGAGATGGCGGATTATTCCGCAATAACCACATGGGGTGTATTTTACCCAGAGGGGCGTTTAGGCGGAGATGAGATTTACAATGGTGACGCACCACACATTATTTTATTAGATGTAGTGAAGAGTAGATACAATTTCCCAGAACTTAAGGGTCAAGCGTTTAAACAATATGAACATTGGGAACCTGATATAGTGATTATTGAGGGTAAAGCATCGGGTATGCCGCTTACTCAGGAGTTACGCAATGTAGGAATTCCTGTTCAGAACTTTACGCCATCAAAAGGCAGCGACAAAGTAGCTAGGGTTAATAGTTGTGCTCCATTATTTGAATCTGGGATGGTTTGGTATCCGGATACAAAATGGGCACATGATGTAATTGAAGAATGTGCGGCATTTCCCGTAGGAGACCATGATGACTTAGTGGATTCGACAACTCAAGCCTTAATGCGTTTTAGACAAGGTGGATTCATTAAGTTACCTAGTGATTACGAAGAAGAAGTTTTATATAGAAAGAAAATAAGTTATTATTGAAGCATAGGAACTGAGAACTATGGCTATAGAAGTACAGAGATATCCCATTAAAGGTGAGCCCTTAATTCCACAAGAGGAAGATTCCACTGCTAATGGGGTTGAATTTGGAGTAGGGCAAAATGGTGAAATGTTCCCTCTGTCAGAAGCGACAGATATTGAAGATAACGAACACACTATGAATCTTACTAACGTACTTGATGAAAGTGCGTTAAGGGAACTTTCAAATGAACTCATAGGGGCATTCGAAGAAGACAAAGAATCCCGTGATGAATGGTTAACTACATTTGCTAATGGTTTAGATTTACTCGGTATAAAATCAGAAGAGCGAGATATGCCGTTTCCAGGAGCAAGTGGGGTAACTCATCCGTTACTTGCAGAGGCAGCAACACAATTTCAAGCTCAAGCCTATAAAGAACTCCTTCCAGCTAATGGGCCGATCAGTACTAAGATAGTAGGCCAGGAAACTCCTGACGTAATGGCACAATGTCAGCGTGTGAAGGAGTTTATGAACTACCAAATCACTGAAGTTATGGAAGAATACGATCCAGACATGGATAGTTTGCTTTTTTACCTACCTTTGGCAGGAAGTGCATTCAAAAAAGTGTATTTTGACTCATTATTAGGCCGTGCGACGTCTGCTTTTGTAAAAGCGGAGGATTTAGTCGTCAGTTATGACACAACTAACCTAGAAACTAGCCCAAGAATCTCCCATATTCTCAATATGACGGGAAATGACATCAGAAAAATGCAATTAAGCGGAGTTTACCGTGATATTGAGATTGGATCCCCGGGAGAAGGCGAATATGACGATGCAAAAGACAAAATGGACGAATTGCAAGGTCTAAGTAAGCCAACTAGCGACTATAATGAGTACACTTTACTAGAAATTCACGTTAATTTAGAGTTAGACGACATAGATCAGTATGATTATGGTATTCCTTATATAGTAACTATTCTTGAAGATTCGGGAAAAATTCTTTCAATTAAGCGAAATTGGGAACAAGGTGACGAACTTTTCCGTAAAAAAGAGTATTTTGTACACTATAAATTCCTCCCAGGACTCGGATTTTACGGTTTTGGCTTAATTCACATGATTGGAGGACTAACTAAGTCCACAACTTCTATTTTAAGGCAATTAATTGATGCGGGAACGCTAAGTAACCTCCCAGCAGGGTTTAAAGCACGTGGTATGAGAGTACAAGGTGAGGATGAACCTTTACGTCCAGGAGAATTTAGAGATGTAGATGTTCCAGGAGGAGTAATTAAAGATGCGTTGATGCCATTACCTTATAAAGAGCCTAGTGCTGTACTTAGTCAGTTATTAGGACTTCTTATTGATTCAGGTAGACGATTTGCTTCTATAGCTGATATGCAAGTTGGAGATATTGGTAGTCAACAATTACCAGTAGGTACAACAGTAGCTATGTTAGAGCGTGGCACGAAAATAATGTCCGCTATACATAAACGGTTACATTTTGCACAGAAGAAAGAGTTTAGACTCTTAGCTGGTATTTTTTCTCGATCACTTCCTCCAAGTTATCCATACGCAGTAGCAGGAGCCAACCAAGAGATAAAACAAGCAGACTTTGATGACCGAATAGATATTATACCAGTCAGTGACCCTAATATATTTAGTATGGCACAGCGTGTAATGTTGGCACAACAAGAACTACAAATGGCACAAGCAGCTCCTCAAATACATAATTTACATGAAGCCTATAAAAGAATGTACGAGGCTTTAGAAGTTAAGAATATAGAATTAATTTTACCACCTATCCCAGAAGTTCCCCCACGAGACCCAATTAGTGAACAACAGGCAGCGATGATGGGGCAACCTATTAAGGCATTTGAATTTCAAAATCACGATGCTTATATAGCAGCACATAGTGCGTTTTTACAAAACCCAATGATGCAGCAAAATCCAGTGGCACTTCAAGCTATACAAGCTAATATACAAGAGCATCAAGCAATGTTGTATAAACAACAAATAGAACAAGCTCTAGGTCAACAATTACCACCGCTTGATCAAATACAAGCAATGCCGCCAGAGCAAGCTCAACAACTTATGAATGAAATAGCATTAGCAGCAGCTACCGCAACTCAGCAAGTTACAGGTCAAGCTCAAGCTATGATAGAAGCCCAGAAGAATGCTCAAATGGATCCAATAGTAGAACTCAAGAAGGAAGAAATTGCACAAAGGGCTCAGGGTGATGCTTTACGAGCACAAGTTGATCAAGCTAAAATAGAATCACAAGAAGCAATTGCAGAAATGAAGGTTGCTCAAGATAGGGAAGAAGCCTTGTTAAAAGCTCAAGGTGAAATCAACAAAACGTATGGTCAAGTATTGAAAGATGTAAGATCATCCGATACAAAGACAAGAGGTGAATAAATGAAAGATACAACTAAGTATAGAAAGGTAAGTTTTCCTGCTCCTGATAGAATTAACTTAGCTAAACCTGTTAAGACTGTAGATATTCTTAATAAGAAAGTTTTCGGTAAAGGCCAAAAGACAGTTCAAGGTAAAGGCAAGGCTACTCAAGGAATTAAGTTTAATAGAAGCCCAAGCGGACATAGATAAATTAGGGGTAAGTATAATGCCAGGACAAAAAGGTAGATCAATATCTGATAAAGATATTGAAAGAGTAAAAAAAGCTATCAAAAAATCAGGACAAAAAGGTAGATCAATATCTGATAAAGATATTGAAATATTCCTTGCAGCAGGTAATGCAAATAGTAGAAGAAATCGACAAGAATCGGGGTAAGTACTATGCCAAAGGTAGGTAAAAAACATTTTTCTTACTCTAAGAAAGGAAAAAAAGCAGCTAAACACTATGCTAAAAAGACTGGTAAAAAAGTTAAGTATGGTGGCGGTGGGAAAGTATCAGGTAAAAAAGCCAAGTATAGTGGTGGCGGAAAAGTTAAGAAAACTAGTGGAAGAAAAAGATAAATGGATCCAATTTATTTAGTAGAAAAAGTTTTAAAAGAAATTCGTCAAAGACAAGATGATCTAACTGACGTACTAAAAACAGGTGGAGTTCAAGATTGGGAAGGTTATCAAAGGATTCTCGGTGAGTTATCAGGTCTAAGCTCAGCCGAGAGAATTATAGTAGACCTGCAAAACATCAAGGAACAAAATGATGGCAAGTATAGCCAAAGGTAAGTCTATCCCTGACCATATTGAAATGGTTAGAGAACCAGAAGTAGAATTCACACC